AGCACGTAGTTCAATACTCTCTATGCCAATAGTTGTAGGTGTATTAAGAGGGTAACTTATAGCCATGATTTATCCACCAAACGCTGCTTTCATTGCGCCACCTCTGCGACGAGAATCTACGATCTGTTGTTGTGTCATTTTAGCAATCTGTGGTGCAGCTTGTGCTATAATCTTTCTTACACTATCATCACCATTAGCTGAGAAACTAAAATTCTGCACGATATTAACGTCACCGCCAGCACCCTGACCTTTAGTGTGGTCTACGACAGTCTCTCTAGGGTGTAGCATAGCCATAAAGCCACCCTTACCATCTAAGCCACCTGATCTTGGGCCTGAGCCTGTGTACCCACCACCTTCATATTTACCAAATATTTTTGTAGGTCTTTTAGGTGGAGCTTGATAACCCTCAGTACCAGCAGCGGAAGCAGGAGCAAAAGCACCTGTAACAGCACCTTTGATAGAGTTTACTAGCTGTTCAACAACAAGTATTCTGTATAGCTGTTGTATGATGTCAGCAGCCATAGCTCTGAAGGCATCTTTAGCTGATGTAGTTCCATCTACTAGCTGCATGAAGAAGTTACCAAAGGCACCAGAGACACTATCAGCTATAGCTACTTGTTGTTTCTGTACATCACTTAGTTCTCTGGTGAGATCTATCTCTTTTTTTAAGGCTTCAAGTCTTTTAGCAGCCTCTTTTGCAGCATCAGCTTCTGCCGCCTTTCTATCTTTAAAGATCTTAGCGGCTTCATCAAGAGCATCCTTATTAATAAACATAGGTGCTGTACCCAACAACATTTGAGATCTTGCCTCTAAAGCAATATAGCCCATTCTTACTTCATGAGCTTTTTTCTCTGCTTTAGCTCTTTCTTCTCGTATCTTTTTTATTCTTTTGGCATTCTCTTCCCGTCTTCTTTTCTCTTCTTTTTGTTGAATCTCTCTATCTTTATTATCTTGAAGTAATGCATTAACTCTAGACTGAGCTATCTCTTCTTGCATCTGCTGTTCAGCCTTAAAGAAGTCAGTAATTCTCTGTTCTCTTTGTTTAGCTAAAACGTCTTGTTCGTATAATAATGTCTTTTCTTCTTCTAAAGTGTCTAGGTAAACTTGTTTTTCACGTTGTTGTTTTTCTAGTGTGGCAGTTATCGCAAGGTATTCCTTTTTAATTGGTGCTAATCTGGCTTCAATACCTTCTTCTGACTGTTTTAATTTCTTGCCAGATTCCCTTATCTTATTCATAAGTTCTAATTGGGTAGTAGCTTGAGTTATTGATTTAGCTATACTCTCATTATAGCCCTTTAATACAGGGTCTTCACCTTTTAATTTAGCTATTCTTGCTTTTATATCTTCTAAGGCTTCAGTAGCTTTCTTCTGGAAGTCCTCTACTTCTTTACCCGCCCGAATAAATGGGGCAATAAGCCCTGTACCAATAGCTAAAGCAGCACCAGCAATAGCACCATATGGCCCAAAGAAACCTAGCAACTGAGAACCTTGTTGTCCCAGAGCTACAGCAGCATTAGTTCCACCTTGTATCTGCACTGCAAGGTCACCGATTTGATAGCCCGCTTGTTGTGCAAGGACTTCCATCCTTCTCATACCTTTGCCAGATACAGATGTAAATCTTAACTGCTCATCAGTGGCCTCTTGTATAGATCTTGAGTACTTCATTACAGCACTCTGAGCCTGTCTGGTATTTCCTGTAACTTTTCCAAGCTCTTGATACATTTGAGCTAGGCCACGATTGTACGCCTTGTTACTGATATTTCCTTTACGAAGTTCCAACTGCATCTGAGCAATTTTCTTCTTCATATTATCAAACATCCGTATTCCTCTAGAGACATCACCTGTCTCTACGTTTATACCAATGTTAATATCAGAAATGTCAGCCATTCATCGTACCCATAAAGACTACATCAACACGTTTTATTGCTTCTATTTCCCAAGAAGACAATGGTGTATCTGTAAGCTCCTTCCATGTTTTTATTTCTTGATAACTTATCGGGTTTGGGCCTGAGAACCCCATCGTTCTACTTGCGTTTAATACAATAAAGGCAGACCAAACATGAGACATAAGCAATGGGAAGTCGGGTCCATCTAATGCTTTTGGTCTGTGTCCAGTCTGCCTTTCTACTTGTTCTAAGTGTTCACGTTCTGATGTGCCTGACTTATCTGGTCTACTTATAGAGAACTCATGCTCTGCATAGTCAACCAGTTCTTCAATCAGGCCTTCGTAAAATCCAGAGAGTTAGCTACTGCTTCCTCAATCTGATCTCTTATCCAGAATACTTCAGCGTAAATCTCTTTGGCCTTGGGGATAGAGAACTTAGGTTTAGAACCACCATAAGTAATCTTCCAGCCTTTAGTAGTTTTAGCAAGTAAGTCTAAAGTAGCGTCCTCTAGGTCTTCTGCTGTAATCTCTACCTTCTTCTTATTCTGTGCTTGCTTCAGACGTTTGTTGGTCTGTTCATGTACAGCAGCCTTATACTCTTTGGAATGTGGTGCATATACAGTGATAACCATTGGTGTATCGTCATCATTATTCAAGACATCAAAGTTAGTAGGATGTACAATAGTAACATCTACAGTGTCGCTAGTCGGGGTTAAATTCTTTAAGTCCATGTCGAGTTTCCTTATTGTCGGGGTGAAAAATTGTCGGGTTAGTTTATTAAAAGGGGAAGCATCAGACCCGACACCAATGCCTCCCCACCCTAGCTAGGGAACCTATGCAGAGCGAGTAATAACTAAGTTACTTGCATCTGTTGTGTTGTAGAGTGCTACGAATGACATAGAGATAACACGGCTAGTTGGACCATCTACACCTACATCTGCACTATTGATCTTAGCCCGTGGGAATGCGAACTTCATAGTATTGCTACCATCACCCACAGTTACCTCAAGCTCAGTTTCAGTCTCATTCAAGAAGCGGTTGATTAAAGCTGCATCCTCAAAGTAAGCTGAGATAGTACCTTCGACTTCTGCACGACCAACCTCTAACTGTGGCGCACTATCACTACCAATTACGAAGGTAGGTGCGAATGAGTTAGTCAGAGTGAAGTCCATACCAGTTACGATAGCTGATGTAGAGGGTGTACCATTTACGTTACCGATAGCTAATGTACCTGAGTAGGCATCGAATGGAGCAGCACCTGATGCAGCGTCCTGTGTCTTCTCAGTAGCACTCATGGTCATGTCTTTACCAACCATACCGTAGGTAGCTGTTACCATCTGGTTAGGGGCTAGAGAGATACCCATAGTAGAAACTGTCATACCTGTAAACAAACGAGCTTGGTCGATGTCAGCAGCATAGTCTTCGATAGAGAAGAATTTAGGTGTTGTACCAACCTTAAGGACGTTAGTTGACCAAGTGGACAACATAGCTGATTCTAGGAATGCATCATAGTCAGCATCACGTAAGTCAGCAACAATATCACCAGCAGCTTGACGGTTACCATGACGGTCAACACGAGGCATACGGTCAGATTGAATATCAGTACCAGCTACACGATCTTTAGTTAGGTTTAAAGAGTGTGTGCTGAAGGGTAAGTTTGTGAAGTTACCAGCAGGAGTCGTGCCAAATGTGCTTTCCACAATGAACGATAGGCTGGAACGAGAACCTTGTGCGAAGGCCATAATGTATTCTCCTAATTATTATAAACGTACCATCCGATATTAATCGGAACGTAGTACCAAGGCGCATCTAAGAAACCTTGCTGTCTTTCAGCGTAGTCAATAGATACAGTTATTGTTTCATCCCCAGAGTAGGAGATTTTAGTAGTTGCTTCAAAAGCCTCTAATATAGTATTAGCTAAGGCATCAGCAGCGGCGGGGCCATTACCTTCTGGGGTGTAGGCAGTTACAACAAACACACCATCGTATCTCTGTTGTGGGTTTAAACCTCTTACAGCGGGTCTACGAAGTGTCGGGAGGAAATTAGTTTGTAGGTAACTTGTACCTGTCGTTGGGCTAAATGAGACATTCTCATAAGCTATCCCACTAGGTAAATTAGAGGTATTAGCTAACTTGTTCTCAAGCGCTGCACGTATGTCATTATAGATACTAGCCACGGTTATACTTTCTCTTTAGTTGGGTAAACACAAAGTAGCCATTAGTTCTGGGCCAACCTTCTCCACGTTCAACATCACGGGCATGAGGACTATTGTTACGAAGTTCTATACGTGTAGTATCTAGTAACGAAGGTATTCTTTCTATATCTTGAATAAGATTACTTAGACCCTCATTCATCTTAGCTACAGCGTTTTGATTTCTAGGCTTACCTTTTGAGCTTTTACCTCTGGGTCTACCAGCACCCACATTAAATGAGAAAGATGTTACATATGCACCAGTATCTACAGGAACTCTTATTGTACCTAAACCGACAGCATCAACTGCCATATCTGTTAGCTTGCGCTCTACTTGTTGTTCAGCTAGTTGTTTAAGACCATCTATCTTTCTTTGTAGGGAAGGCATGACCTTTAATTGAGTTCT